CACCCAATAAACTTTAATCTAATACCTTTCTACTTAACTATAATCATGTTATACATGACTATTATTAAGTCATTATTAAGGCCCACACGGACCATTTCTATAACCAACACATTTAATAATCCATTTATCTGAACTTATACATTCGACTTCGATATCTGTAGCCGGTATTCCAGTGAAATATGTAATTGCATCCATAATATCATTTAACCAGGGAATCTCAACATTAACTACAGCATCAATTGGCCCTTTCCAATCAAGTGGATCACATACTTGATTAAACAAATCTTGGTATTCATCATGTGTAGGCATATTTCACCTCAACTTAAAATCATGCGTTACAATGTACACTTATACTAACGGCCAGAATATTGAAAACTTTAGGCATAAATACGTGATATTGATATAAATATTTTAAAAGGGGGAAATTATGCCAATTTATGAGTATATTTGTGCTAATTGTGGTCATGATATGGAAGTGATACAGAAAATGAGTGATGATCCACTTAAAAAGTGTCCCGAATGCAAAAAGAAAAAGCTTAAAAAGCAAATTAGTGCTGGAAGCTTTAGAATACATGGTGGTGGAGTATATAAACCCACATCAAAAATGGATTAATTTAACGCTATTTACAAATTTTAAGGAGTATTATTATGGCAATTACTAAAGATGCAATTTTAGAGGCAGCTGGTGCGGCAAGTGTTCAAGCAAAGAATATAGGTATTTTAGAAGTACCAGATGGTAAGAAAGTAACTGATATGAATAAAGCGCATTTTGTTGCATTGGCTAAAAAGAAAGGCTGGGAAGCTATTTCTAAAGCATTAATCAACTTAGTTCGCTGGAATAAAGACCAGAATCCAAAACTTTCAGCATGGGCAAGTGATATGCAGAAGTCCGTTTCTAAGGAAATGGAAAATAAGTAATGAAACTTAATCAACTTAATGAAGGGGCAAGTGCTGACAAAGCTAAAAATGTTCTTGCTGCATTTAAAGACCCAGAAAATACTAAATTACGCAAAAAGCTGACATTATATCGTAAAAATGATGATGGGTATGCTATGTTCCGTACCAAGATGACGAATCTAATTCAGAGCATAGCAACCGATGTAGCAAAATCAGGTAAAATGTCATCAAAAAATCAAAAAGAATTTGATAAATGGACATCCACGCTTGATTCATATTCAAATGATTTGAAAGCATGGTATGATGATTTCTTGAAACGTGTTAATAGTAAATAATGAATATGTACGAAATCTATCAAGTCAGAAAAGATTATTAATTTAGGTTAAATCTTTTCTGATTTTGGCCGTTATAATAGATATATCACACACTATGAGGAAAAATTATGTTACTTAACGATATTAACCCATTGAATGAGTCTAAAGATTACAGTCAAGAACTAAATATCAAAAATTTTCCGCATATTGCTGCATATAGTAGGGCACAAAAGCATGATAGATTTCCTATGTGGTTAGCTGATATTCAGACTGCATTTGAACAAGGTTATTTGATCAAATCAAAATATAAAGATTTGTCAAGTTCTATAATGACTTTATGCGACGATGCATTTCACCGTCTTCACTATAATTACTTGGATCGTGTTTTTTCTGCCCCAGAATTCAAAGACTATGCTACACGAGTTCAATGGTTGAAAGATAATACTGGCGTTAATCTTTATGATTTACCAATGATACAAATTAATACTGTTGCTAAATTACATCGAATAATGAAGCAGGTCAAAGATTCTGGTGGTTTGTTAACAAATATGAAACACGCGTCAGATGAAATAGTAGCACTGGCCAATATATTAAAAGAACTTAAGACGCTCCAAGTTTCAAAAAATGATCTTCGTGCAAAAGAAAATAAAAAGAAAGAAGCTGAACAACACCAAGTAGCATCACATAGTGATGTTGTTCGTGTTAAAAAGGAAATGGATAATTTGACTAAAGAAATTCGTCCCGGTTTAGTGAAATCTATACAACATGACTTCGATAATGCAATGAAAGAAGTTAATGCGTATTTAGCTACTAAGCCGAATGCCAACAGCATCAAACAAGAGCCAAAATTTAAAAATCCAATAGCAGCGTTTATGTTCTATCGTATTACTAATAATGAATATAATGAAGAGCTGGGATATAGAGTTTATGTGCTTAAAAGTGATTATAAAAAATGGATAGATAATGAAGTAAAACGCAATGCTGATGACGTTATCGCTCAATATACAAATAAAAATATTCAGAAGTTAGCATTAATTCTAAATAAAAAGAATAATTTGGATGAAATCCATCATCGGGCCAATGTAGGCCAAGTTATTGAAGGTGAAATGACATTCACTTTTGCAGATGGTGCGCAATTCACTGTAGTTAACAAAGTTGTATGGTCGATTTCTGTACTTGGAAAAGATTTTGCCAGATTCCCAACAACTTTTCATAATGTTAAGTTAAGTGACGGTAGTAAAATGAATAATCCATCAGAAAAGAAGATGATAAAGGAATTTAAATAAATATTGGTCATATAAACCATTATATAAGATAAGTAATGATTTAAACTGGAGAAATAATCATGGATGAAAGTAGAGTAAGAGAATTAGCAGGTATTGTAACTGAATCAGAAGAAATTTTTGAAATTAATGATTTACTACACACAGGTCTTAAAAATGGTCTGAAAGAAGCGCATCCTAACGCTTCTGATAAAGAAATTGATGAAATGATCACACATGTGCAGGCTGCTATACATAAGGCATCTAAAGAAGCACATAAAGTAAAGCCAATGCATCATAAATCATCAAGTAGTAAACCAAAGAAAAAACACTGGTGGTCAAAATAAGGAGTAGTATATGAAACTTGAAGATGTAAAACCAATGGTAGATGATGAATATCTTGCTGGTGTTCAGAAAGCCATTGATAACTTTAATAAGGGAATGTCAAAAATGTTCCCTGAATCTGCTTGGATTGCTTCAGCAAAACTTGTAAAAATTTTGGGTTATGTTGTTATAATTGAATTTGCTGATAAAGATTGGGCTGTGACAATTCACAATTCAATTTACCACATGCAGTTCATTATTCATTTAAGTACCAGCGCCAACGCTGTAGTTAAAGATTTCCCAGTTGAATTGCAAATGTTTTCTTCAATGTTGAAAAATTCTGGCGTAGCATATCGTAAAGTAAAAGGCAAAGATGTAAATGATGCATTGAACAAGCTTCTAGCATGGTTCAAGAAAAATGAGAAAAAAATCAAAAATCCTAAACCAGATAGAAAAGAAATCGTTAAGAAGCTTGGTAAATATTTTGGCTTCAAACCAAATGATCCAGATGCATCCATTGCAGCAACATATCATGTAGCAAAACTATTCAATGTTGCAAATGGCACTAAACTTAATGTTAGTGATCTTACTGATGATCAACTATATGATATTTTGAAAACGATATATCACGGTCAATAATTAAATTAGGCTACCGCCGATAACGATATTATGATATAATTGCGGCCATGAGAAAATTAAATATAATTGTGGCTGTTGATGAATCCGGTGGTTTTGGTAAAAATGGTAAAATACCATGGCATTATTCAGAAGACCTTAAACATTTCCAAGATATAACCAACGACAATATTTGTGTCATGGGTCGCAATACATATCAAGATATTGCAGAAATGCGATATAGTAAATCATCTGGTACTGATTTAGTCAAGCAGACAAGCATTTTACCAAATAGGGATTGTTATGTGCTGAGTAATACTATCAAACAACTTCCTGATGCACATGTATCCACATCATTACACTTGATATCATTTAATGCACCATATAATAAAGAAATATTTGTAATTGGTGGTGAAAAGTTATTCATTCATGCACTTACCTTCACGAAAAAAATCTATCTAACTATTGTTCCTGGAACATATGATTGTGATAGATTTTTTCCGATTAAAGTCTTGAACAAATGGTTTAAAATTGAATCTGGTGAAGAAAAAGATGGTTTAAAGTTTATGGTTTATAAACGTTAACGATTTGTTGATCTCGATTTAGCACGATTTCCGCCTTTAATGTTCTTGACATTGCGTCTTTTACGTATCTTCATCGATTTTCTGCGATGACGCTTGGCCACGCTACTATGTGCAGCTTTCCGACGCGCTTTCTTCAATGATCGCTTTTGTTTAATTGATAATCTTCCAGCACGACGTTTTTTAACTTTAACTCGGACGCGTTTACCATGTTTTACAGCAAATCCTCGTCGTAGTACTTCATCAAGTTGTGCTTCGGTTAAGTTTTCGATTTCAGCTAATTCCACGGTTTACTCCACATTTTATTCATTACAATAAATATTTATAGAAATGAACTTAAAATGGAGCTAATATGGTTATATTTGACAGAAACCCTGGTAAACTGAAGAAAGGCACTATTATTACATGGATGCCTGTAGATAATTTTGCTGATGTAGATGAAACTACTAATGCAGTATTAATGCAGTTTGTCAGACCGCGTAAAAAACTGGAACAATATCTAGACGAACATGCTGACAATCCATCCAAATTGATGGGCACACATCTACGCATTAAAACTGGGATGTTAAAAGTATATTGTATATTTGTAAAACAGAATAATACCACTAATCCATTTGCGGCACTAAACGGAATTCGGGAAATATTTGATGAAATTGACACATTGCATGAAAAAGTGTATATTTGTCAAATGAATGATACTGAAACATGGTCTAATTTAAAACGACCTTTAGAACGAATCGAAGGTACCAATAAGCTACAAATGTGGTACTGGGCACATTAGGAGTTACTTATGTTACATACAGCACGTGAAATGATGGTTGTGGTTGACGCACTTAAAAAGAAAGTAACTCAATTAATTATATTAGAAGATTCTGATGAAGTTGATGAAGTTAAGGAAAAAGAGCTAAAAGATGTAATTGTGTCATTAGCATCACAAATAGCTAACGATAAATCTTAAAGTTTTCCAGTCATGCGCCGATATATTAAGTGACAAAGCTAAATTATTGGTTCATTTGACGCAGGAGGTAGTTAGTGATTAATGTGAATTTACATCGTAGACATCCGATGCTGAACTGGATTCAGCATCGGAATCGCTATATCCGGGCCAAAGCCTATCGAATAGCCTGTACTGAAGCGGGATTTGTTAAGGTCAAGAAACATGATAGCTGGGCAGATGCGGCAGGCTACCCAGATCAATACTACATAGTAAGTGAAAAGCACCCGGATTTTGATAAAGTTTATTTTCATGAGATAAAACGATTGCGAAATATACTAGCAAATACATAAATACAACATGATCTTAACTGAAATTAAAATAACAGGTGTAAATCGTGCAGTCGCCTGGCTGACCAAAAAATTCGAAAAACTTGGGTATGCTGTTAAAATTACTCATAAAGGTTCTGTTTCTGTACAATATATGCATGTTATTAATGATACCAAAAGCACCACAGTTAAAATATATGATCCATTATTACCACCTGAACAGGGCATTAGTGTTGATTATGATTATACCTATATTGTGGGTGTTGATACTATGAGTGCTAAACAAAAGAAAAAGATGCGATTGGATAAACCAAAAACAACAATTAAAATAGAAGATGCACTTGCATTTGTTAAAAAGGAATTAGGATAATATTATGAGTTTATTACAGGAATTAACTGATGCGGCTGGCATCACACTAAATGAAGCTAAAGACTTAGGTCCAGCATTTGATAAAGCAGTAGCAAAAATAGCAGATATGACAGATAACAATGATCACGCCGCAGCACTGGTAGAAGGTGCGAAGTTGATAAAGAATAAATCTTTAGAAAAAGTTTTCACCGCTCTTGAAATGATTCAGGATGTTGAACACCAGTTATCACCAGATGTAGGTAAAGTCACTCGCCGTTATGAACAAGTACTGTGGGCAACAGCTAAAGCTAAATTAAGTCCAGCAGATTACGATAAATTTCATGGTGCATTCTAAAGATTAACTCAAATAGGCCGATAACATAATTAACAAATAAGGCAGATATATAATGAAAGTTAAAGACATCACAGTAGATAAAGGAAACCCAGTTGCGAAAGTGTTGCGTACAACCAATATGTTTCGTCAACAAGTGGTGCCTTCTGGTAAAGGTAAGGGTTCATACAAGCGCAAACAAAAGCATAAAGGTAAAGGATGGGACTAATAATGGATATGAATAGAATACGAAAATTGGCAGGATTAACAGAACAATTATCAGAAGGTGTGCTTGATGGATCTGTCCTCAATAATAACGATTATGATACATTATACAAAACATTTGATCAGTTTAAAAACTTGAATGGCTGGTGTAATGGTATTGGTTTTGGTGACATTTATTCAGATGGAAATGAATTTGATGTATTTATTGGATTCAAAACAAAATCATCCATCCCACGTGATTTAAAAAATGGTGTTGTATATGATATCACACTTGATGGTATTGATTCACTTGCCGATGCAAAAAAAGCTATAACATCATTTATGAAATCGCATTTTGATACTAAATCTATAGGATTTGATATAACAACTCCTAAAAAAGTACAGAAACAACAAGTTATGCAAGGCTACAAAACAGTAAACAAATTTTTTGAACAAAATAACATTTACTTACATATAGTAACCAAATAAAGGATGGGCCTAATAATGGACGAAAATAGAACACGCAAACTGGCAGGTATGGCACTGAAAGAAGATGTTGAACAAATTAATGAAGCATCAAAAGGATTTCTTCTAAACGATTACTTTACAAAGTTCGCAGTAGCAGTACTAACCGATATTAGTAAAAAGCTTCCTAAGCAGCGATTCACTTCATCAGTACGCACCATAAACCGTGAAAACCGTTCTATGGCTATATTAGAATTTAAGGGATATACTAAGTCGGATACTGAATTCAGTGGTTCACTGTACATTATATTCGATGCACCATCCGGTTCTGGAAAAAATATCATTAATCTTGAACTAAAAGGTGTTTCAGCAAATGGTAGTGATAATATAGCAACATTTCGCAATTCCGAACCTGTTGACACTAAAAGCATCGCTAAAATCATTGATGAAAAAACAACTTATATGTTTTAAATAGCCAATCACACCACGCAATTAGAGCGGAAATGTCATGCTATTTCACTTAAAACCGGCCAAAAGCCGGTTTCTTTTTACTTTATAAAAAATTCACTAAATATAGTTATAAGTTAAATTGGGAGGATACTTATGACTATTAAAGTGGATACTATTCCAGTATTACCAGATGTATTATATCTGGTTCAATTTCCAGCCGGGAATAACTCAGCAGTAAAAACAAAGAAATTTATTGAATCAATTGCACCACATTTTGATGTTTTGAGATCAAAAGGCAGTGATGTTACATTTATAGGTTACAACACCGATGGGCCTATTAATATCGTAGTCAACACTGATTCACATGATGTAAAGGCCGATGAACCATTGGCAGATTCTACCGCATATAAAGATGCTGGAACAAAGCAGCAATGGGATGAATTTGTTAGCAAGGAATTTGCTGATTATTATGTTACTGATGCTGTAAATGTATTGCTTGAAAACCAATATAAATGGTATGAGCAATTGGTATCAGTAGGCAAACCAATGATAGATTGGCGAATAATTGCATCATTAGCTGTTTACATTATTAAAAATTCACGAATATTTAAAGACCTACCTATATTTCCAATGCGCGGCCCTATTGATGTGGTTGGACAAAAAGCAATAGAAGCGAAAACAGTACAGCTATTAGCAGCATGGAATATGGAACGCCCGCAAGATTGCGCTGCATACTATGGCGATAGGTTTGATCCTAACTATTTTATAGGATTGGCTCAGGAATTAACCGCAGAATATGATGATCTGTGTGATCATCTTAGTGTATTTTGTCCATATATTCTAATTATGCCAACAGAAGCTATAATTAATACCACCACAGGTGAACCAACAATTCGATTCATGATGCGGTATGGTTCTATAAATAAAATATAATAATATACGGGGAGGAAAACAATGAATATTATTGCACCTACAGAAGTTGAAACAATTGAAGTAAAAGCAGATACGATTTATATCGTAAAAATTCCAGTTGGTAATATGATTGCTTCTAAAGCACAGGAATATATAAACAATCTTAAACCAGAATTTGAATATTTGGCTGACCGTGGCGCCAAGGTAATTTACTCTGGCGTTCGTGCCAATGGCGAATTAGCTGTCACAGAAGCACATAATGAATATGAATTAAACAAGATGGGTTGGTTTTATACACCCAATCTTACTAAAGAAGAATGGGATAAATTTGTTGAAACACTGGTTCCTAAAGACCATAAACATCATGATATTGCTATTGCATTGTTAGATAATGCATATGCAGCATATAAAAATAAAACAGCATCGTCATTTAATGACATTAACAACTGGAAATTGCTTGCTAAGTTAACTGTTGCTGTGATCAATCAAGCTAAAATATTTGATGATGTTCCTGTCACGGTTATGTCAGGGCCAGTATCATTAGTTGATGAACAAGCTATAGAAGCATTTTCACGAAAAATGAGTACGTCCTGGTCGCTAGAAGCTTCACAAGATATGAAGGCTATGCATGGTCTTGATGTTGAAGATGATATGGTTAGATTAGTTGCTAAAGATATAGCAGATGAAATGGATGAAATGATTCCAAATATCAAGCATTTTTGTCCATATATTTTAATCATGTTTATTGCTGTTACAATGGATGCTGATACATTTACACCAACACTACCTATGCTGACACGTTATGGCAAAATTGATAAGGATAGTGTATAATGGATATAATAGAACAATTTATCGATGAATTGGCTGATAATTCATCAAGAAAGGAAATGATGAAGGCACTTCTTACTAATCAATTTGCACATATTGATTCTATGAAAACTATTAATCAGCAAAAAGATAGTTTATGTGATGTAGCTAAAATTTATGAAAACATGATTAGTCTTAATTTTGTTGGAACCCAGCCAATGAATTCTGATGTTGGTCTATCATATGTATTGAGACATCGCGAATTTAAAAACCCTGATCCACGTGATGAATGGGTATGGAATGCTAAAGAACATGCGTATGTTCCTGTTGATGTATATGAAATCGATCCAATGAAAGCAAATAAGATTTCAGAAGAAAAATTTGCTGAATTGGTAAGCGAGTATGATAATACACCAAAACTAATGCTTTCTATTATGAAATCTGCGGTAGAGGCTAAAGAAGTACCAATTACAAATTCAGATTTTTCTATTGGATTAGATAAGTATATTTTCGATGAAATCATGAATGCATCCACCAAAGTAACTATCGATCTTGATTCTTCAAGAAAATCTGCTGAAAAACTTAGTTTGATGTTTATGTCTAATGCTCATACTATAGCAACTGAAACAAGACGTGGTTGTGGAAATATTATTTTATTGAGTGATTCGGTTTTTGAATTGTATAAAGATTCCGCATTTTTTACTATTGATGAAGATTTTAAAAAACAATCGTTTTGTCATGCTGGTAAACAAAATGGTACAATTGATATTTATTATACTAATGAATATGATGGTGATTTTGCATTAATAGCCTACCGTGGCGATAATGAGGTTGATGCTGGGGTAGTATTTGCACCATATATTACCAAATTTAGTGAATCAGTAAGTAAATTTGGATTGACTTTTTGCTCAAGTGAAATGGTTGATTCATCTAAATACTTTAAACTACTTGAGGTTAAAATAAAATGAATGGTAATATAGTGAAAAGTACCGTAAAAGATGATAATCGTCGAATATGGTATATTTCTGTTGATTCAAATCTATCACAAGAAGAACTCCATAAACGATTAGAATATATTAAACATGAAATTCGAACCAAACCAATTATAGAAAGTGAAAAGTAATGTATTTTATTAAGCACAAACAATTAGGGGGGTATTGCTGGTTTCCATTAAATTAATTAATGGAGAAACGCAATGCACAATACAAAACCTTTCTTACCTCGTATTATTATTTCAAAATCTGCGATTGAATATTCGTATGAATTAGAAAGATATATCACAATACCCGGCACAGAACAACGATGTGTATATGATGACATCTATGATTGTATTAGATGGAATGGTATCAATTTCCTACGTCTAAGAAATGATTGGTATGACATTACTACTGAATTAGGTGATGATGTTACATATGATGATATTCCATCTGCCTTCCAGCCCAAAAAGAAAAAACAACCATCCTATTGGTATAATGGCTTTGGTTCCGGTAAAGGCCGTCGTAGATACTTTCGTAGACCAAAAACCACACAAGAACGCCGCAAAAGCTTCGATATTGATCGCGAAGACCGTGAATTATATGGTGTGAAGATACGTCCTAGCAGAAATGCTACTAATTTACCAGATACTTGGGATGATATCAAACATGCCCGTCGAGGGGACAATTGGAAGAATTATCGTAAAACTCAATATAAACCAAAATAAGAAAGCATATCACTAAATATATAGATAGTGAAATAATTATTTGGAGAAAGTGATATGCCAGCAAGTGATACAACATGGCAAGCCCTTGCCGCCAGAATCCGCCGTGATTTGGGTGATGGGATGGTAGACGTTGAATTGACTGATGATCAACTTAATGATGCCATACACGAATCATTACAGGAATTTCGTGCCACAGCTTCACCAGCTTACAAAGATGGATATATGTTCTTAAATCCAGTGCTGAATCAGCGTATATATGCAATGCCGGACTATGTTATCGATGTATTGGATGTTCAGCGTTTAGATTATGGATTTATTGCTGGTATTGAAGGTACGCAGTTTGGTACATATTTGTATGAATTTATGTTAACTAATCAGCCATTTGATATTGCATCATATTACATTCAGCGCTCGTTTTTGGAAACACTTAATACATTAGCCGCAGCTTATATAAGCTATCGATTTCATTCTGGATTAAATGGTGGGCAAATTGGATATGGTGCAGCACTTGATTATACTGGTTTGGATACTGATGAACAAGCACAAGTTCCAGAAACAAGTCCAACAATGGAATGGGATGATAGAAATCGATTAAACGGTCCATATATCGAATTACTGAACGTACCAAAGACCTCAGATAGCACATATTTATTGCATATCCAATATTCACGAACTGATGCTGAACTGATGAATGACATCGAAACTGGTAGATGGATTCATTACTATGCACGCGCATGTGCAAAGGTAACACTTGGTGGTGCTTACCGTAAAGTTTCTGGTCAACCAGGTCCAGGTGGATCATTAGACTTACCGGGTGATGCATTAATATCTGAAGGTAATGATGAAAAAGATGCATTGAAAGATGATTTGTTTAACCTTAAATATGGCGAAGAACCATGGGGATTTTTGTGGGGATAAAATATGTTAGTTGAAGAATTGGGTATTACACCACCACCTATACAAATTGAAATTTATAAAGATGATACGGTTATTCAAACAATGCCAGCATCTGAATTTATGTTGATTACTAGAAATATGTTTGGTATTCCGTTGGGAATTCAAAAGTCTTTGATGGAATTTATTACGATGTACAATGGTAAACAAGATTTGTTGAAGAGTGGAATAAAAGCAGTTGTAAAAGGATAATATAGGAGTAAGTAATGCCAGAAACCGCACTTAAAAATATGGCAGATGACAGTAACAAGTCATTAAAGACAATCAAAAAATACTGGGATGAAGCCAAAAAAGCAGCAGCAGATCAAGGATTCAAGGAATCTGAAGATCGTTTTTGGGCATATGTTATGGGTATTGTTAAGAAACGTGCTGGTATAAAAGAAAGTGCTGATATTCTGTCAATGGTTAATAATCATTCAGGATATCGTTTGAAAAAAATCATAGAAAATTTCCCAGACAAAGAAAATATAAAAGCTACATGGGAAAGTTGTAAAGATCAAGCGCGAATCCTCCAGAAAAATAAATCACTCACCAATGAACAAACTATTCGATATGCAGTGAATATACTTGAAACCGTATTGGGTTATAATTCATTAGTAGAAGGTGATTTAGTTTCTATTGAAGAGCCTAAAGATATTAAAAAACAGCGCAAAGATTTGGAAAATAAAATTGATAAAATCATAACACCAGATGAATGGAAGAAACTTAAAAAATCTGGCTATGATGTGAATAAAATATCAGGAACAGACCTTGCGATGTTGAATACTGAAATTGATAAAGCTAAGAAAAAACAAAAGAAAGGTAGTGTGAGTGCATTTGATTTAATTGGTGGTTTACTTATTGGTGCTGCTGGTGGATTAGCTGCTGCAAAAGCAATTAACTCATTTTTCAAATGGTTCGGTGGGAATGACTAATAAATGACTGTTCAACGTAGTAACACATTATTTTTCAACAAAAGAAAAGATACCGGTAACGACTGGAAATTTGTTGATAGACTCATTCGTGAAATGCTTTATGCGGGTGGCACTGATTTAAATGTGTATACATACGATGGTGTATTTGATCAATATAAAGATGTCACAGGTGGTTCTAATAGAACACAAGTGTTTAGTGGTTCTCCCGCAACAAAACCTTATAGAAGTCCAGAAGAAGCATTCGACGATGCAACTGATAGTTTCTATGAAAGTGCTACTATACCAACAAATATAAGTCAAGAATATGTACAAATTGATTTCGGCCCAGATAGTAAAGATAAAATCATTATTAATGGCGTTGGAATTGCTGGTTATGAAACTGGTAGTTTGCCCCAGATAATTAATTTTGAAGGATCAAATGATGGTAACACATGGGATGCACTAGGTGTTCTTACTATGTCCCAAGCCACGACGCTTCAGCGTTTTCAGGTAAATATTATTGACAATGCGGCATATAGATACTATAGATTTGTTGCCGCCGAAGCCACATTCAATAACAGCAACTGGAAACTTCAGAATCTTGAATTATATTCAGAAGCTGGCGCAACAGGCGTACAGGATAAATTTTTCATTGAAAATCGTGATAGATCATATAGCAATGATCCATTTTCATTATTATGCTGGTATGAAATTCCTGATAAACCACATGATTTAGGTTATGCTGGATTTCTTATACCAACTGACCAAGTTGAATTGACGTTATTGATTAGTGATGTAAAAACCACGTTGGGACGGGCAATTGGTACTGGTGATATTGTTACACTACCACATATTGCTGATAATAGCAACGACCAAGGAGGTCCAGCAAATGGTGTAGATGGACGTATCTATGAAGTGATTGATGTTGAAGTTGCTTCTGATGGTTATGACCGTAGATGGCGCGATCATTTATACAAAGTTACTGCTGTACCTGCTAAACATCGTCAAGAAACTTATGATGTATTGGGTAATCCTAGTGATGGATTCATTGATTTGACTGCACCACATCCATTGGTTTCACAAGGTAGTGATATTTCACTAAATAATGCTAATGACCGCGAAGCTGATAATGCTGGTGAATTTGGGTTTGCAGATGATGATTTATACGGTGATACTAATGATCTATTTTCACAAGATGGCATTCCTAATGATGGATCGCCATATACAGTTGGTTTAGATTTTCCTACTAATCCAACAGTGAATGAATATTTTCTGAACGAAAGTTATGAAGTTCCACGTTTGTATCAATGGGATGGATATAGATGGATTCATAAAGAATCAGCAGTTCGCCAGTCATTAGATTCTGGTGAAACACAACGTGGATCATTGAAGAAGATGTTAAGTGATCCAAACAAAGAACCAATTGATAAAAATGAATAAGGAGTTAATCAATGGACTTACATGAAGCACGTCGTTTGGCAGGATTGCCATTAAAAGAAACTGCTAAATTAACTGAAGCATCAAAAGTAGAAGTATCAGAATTGGATGCAAATAAGCAAAAAATATACGCTAAACTTAAAGCAATTTTTGGTAAGGATGCAGCTGATGTTTTTGAAGGTATTCATGGAATTATTGCTATGTTTCCTACTGATCTACACAATAGTAGACTTGATATTAGTGATTTGAAAAAGCTTATCGCATTAAAAATTCGTTGGATTGAATCGTCCACAGATAATAAATATTGGTCTGTTGGATTCTAATAAATACGATAGTGATTCAATTGATAAAAATGAATAAGGAATTAATTAATGGATAACAATAGATTAAGAAAATTGGCAGGAATGTCAATAACAGAAAGTGATGAAACATTAACTGAATCACCAAAAGATTGGAATAAATTCAATTTTCATACAGTTATTAAAGCAATGGGTGGTAAATTTATTGAAGAAGATAAAGACAAAAGTCAAGTTACATTTATGCTTCATAATAAAACTTATATATTATCTGATAATGGCGGTGAAGCTAATATAACTGAAATAATTGAAAAACCCGCTATTAATTTTTCTGTGGGATATTTGTCAAATAATTTTCCATCTGGTCAAATTAAAGATAAAACATTTGCATATCGATTGAAACAAGCATTGGACGGCAAGAAGATTGATTATGAAAAAGATGTTGATGATAATAAAACACGTTCAATTAAAAAATAATTGTTTAAATAATGGCATTCAAATACTACTACTATAATGAACAGATTCGTAAGTACTTAACACAATTTGTGCATTTGTTTTCTGGACTACGGATTTCTACTGGCAAGCGTGATAATGGTCAGTCTATTTTTGTGACTGTTCCGGTTCGCTATGCATCACAAGACCGCATGGCCAATATGATTGTTCAAGCACGTGGGAATTCTGATCCATATATTAATGACCGTGTAAATGCAAGCGTACCCATTATGTCAGCATATATGGCTGCTATAGATTTACGTCCTGAAGCACGCCGGCATCCAAATATTATAGACAGAAAAAGCTACATTACTGTACAAGATATGGAAGAAGCATCAGATGCAACAGATGCGGTAAAAAGTATAAGAGTAAAAGCGCGAAGCATTCCAACACCATATATGTTAACTATGGAATTGCATATGTTTGCGTCAAATACAGACCAGCATCTGCAAATGTTGGAACAGATTTTAATGTTATTCAATCCAGATTTAATGATTCAATCAAATGATTCTGAATGGGATTGGACAAGTATCACCAGAGTTACATTAACTGATGTTGGATTAGATACAGAAATACCAATTGGCACAGAAGATACTGTGATTGGAAGCACATTGTCATTTGAGTTGCCTATTTGGTTATCTGGTCCGATGGTTGAAGTTAAAGGTTCTGGTTTTGTAGAAGGTATTAGAACAGTCATAAGAGATGGCACCCCATATACCGGCAAGCTAGATGAATTGGTGATTGGTGATGCACATGGATCAATTCCTGATGGCGTAACTTCTACAGGAACCGGAATAGACCTTATGGGAACGCCTTTAGATGTCACTGAAGACCCACAAGGAACAGATAGTGGTCACTCAATGCCCCCACCTACGGATGTAAATACGCCATAATTTCTAAATTTTAGTGCATCGTAACTAAATATCTATTGTATAGAAAAGCATTTGAAAAGGAGATTTAAAATGCCAAGTTTAGTTTCGCCGGGAGTGGCGGTCACAGTAATAGATGAATCCTTTTACATTCCGGGTGCTTCACCAACAGTTCCGTTGTTTTTTATCGCAACTGAAGAAGATAAACCAACTCCGGATGGATTAGGAACTGCACCGGGGACACAGGAATACGGTGTGATTAGAACAATCACAAGCGCGTCACAATTAGCTGATACATATGGTATTGCTACGTTTAAAGACGTTGCTGGTGTAATCCAACAAGGGCACTTCTTAAATGAATATGGTTTACACGCAATCAATAACTTTTTGAATGCGGGTAATTTTTGCTATGTTGTTCGTGCTAATGTTGATTTAGCAACAACAGCGGAAACCGCGACAGGGTATAAGGCAGTATTAGATGCGATTAACGCACAAATTGTAAGTACTACAAGTGGTATTCGTAGTGGTTACTATGAATACAATATAGCATTAGCACCGGGCTTTGGTGTTAGTTCATGGCACGGAATCACTACAGAGTTTACAACTGGTGTAGATTCAAGTGTAGCAACAAATCTTATAGCTTTGTCAAATGATATGGGCAATGAGGTATTTACTATATTTGATGGTCCACAGGAACTTAGTTCAGGTGATTTTGCTACGTCAGCAGCTGATTTTCCTAAGTCTGATTATGCCGCAGTTTATTATACTGGTGGCGTTGGTACCAATTTGGATGGTTCAAGTGTTTGGATTCCAGCATCTGATGCAATGATTCGTGTTATTGCACTAAATGATAAGAATGCAAATATTTGGGATGCACCAGCAGGTTTCAGACGTGGTGTAATCGATAGCATGACATATTGTGCACAAATAACAAATGTAAGCACATCTACTGGTGCAGGTACATTAAGTGAAGTGTTGCTTGGTCAAGGTGGACGTGATGTTCTTTATCTTGCTAATGTTAATCCAATTGACAGATTTCCTGGTAGAGGTTTGGTATGTTTTGGTAATAAAACACAAGCATCAATTTCTAGTGCATTAGATAGAGTTAATGTTGTTAGATTGGTTGCATCAATTCGACGTACCATTCGTAAAAGTTCTATGGATTATTTGTTCCAACCAAATGACCAGATTACACGCGATAATTTAAGTTCATCTATCAGTGGATACTTGGGTGATATTTTATCACGCGGTGGGTTATATGACTTTGCAGTTGTTGCTGATGATACAAATAATACACCTGCTAGAATAGATGCAAATGAAATGTGGGTTGATATTGCGATTAAGCCTGTCAAAGCCGTTGAATTTATCTATGTGCCTATTCGTGTACTATCAACTGGCGCAGCACTATAAAGGATAAGGAGAAGATAAAATGGCAAATATTTTGAATTTAGGCGTACCGGGAACACAACCAGGTATTTTGCAACCAAAGCAATCACACCGATATATTGTAACATTTCAAGGGATTGGTGGCAATGCAGATAGTTCAGCACTGACCCGTCAGTGCGTTACAGCGACAAAACCAACTGTTACATTTAACGAAGTTGAATTAAATCGCTATAACACGAAAGGATTCATAGCAGGTAAATATAGCTGGGACCCTATCGATATGACTATCGAAGATGATATTGCTAATGGTGCTGCAACCGTAATTCAGCAACAAATCAACAAACAGATAAGCTTAACTAGTAATGCATCTGTTCCACTTGGTCTAGATGCAGCTATTAGCGGTGGAGCATATAAATTCACTTCTCAGTTGTTAATCACTGGTGGTGATGGTGCTGATAGCGGTGAACCAACAGTTATTGAACGTTGGACACTTCAGGGATGTTGGTTTGTTAGCGCAGCATATGGTGAATTATCTTGGGAAAGTGATGATCCAACTCAAATTACATTAAATATGCGATTTGATAACGCAATTGTTGAATATAATAATTCAGCTGATCCAGCAAGTGCTCTTGTTGGCGCTTAATAAGCAATTATAATAAAGTTGAGAAGGCATCCATTTGGGTGCCTTTTTTGTGTGTATGCAAACCACATAAATAATAACGTGGAGAAATAAATGCCAATTAGTAATATTTTACCAATAGATCAAAACCCAGCATCCATTGTTTTAGGAACAATGCCGCATCCTGCACGTCCATATAGTTTTGACGTTGAATTTCATGTAGCTGGCCTTGGCCGGGATGTTAAAAAATTTCATTATTATGCTACCGAAGCAGATAAACCTAAATTTGATTTCAATTATGAAGAAATCAACCAATATGGGTACCGTTATCATCTATTGACTGGCATTCGATATCCAGAACTATCAATGACATTAATGGATGATAGTGATAATAAAAGTTTAGGATTTCTTCAATATTATTTGAATCAGGCTATTAGTGGTGAAATGAAAAAGGACACAACACATCCATTTTCGACCAAGCACACTCGTTTTAACAATGATAAAATATTACCGACATTAGATACTGACCCATTAACATATGCTGGCGTGAATCCATTAGGACAAAATAGCGGCACTGGTGTCATTATACAACAAATTAAACTTTATCAATATGTAAGCTATGGTTTATTGGCCGATGCACGTGGCCATATTAGAATCTGGACATTTCAAGACCCTCAAATTCTTAATATTGATATGTCTGCATTTAATACTGAGGAAGATGGTATTGGTACATTCACAATAACATATAACTATAAAAATGTGTCTATGGAAGTAGATGGTAAACATTATCCAGATACACCATTTGATTTACTACGTGCGGCCAAATATGCTGATTTGGCTGAAGGAGCATTAACAACACCGCCATCTGGATATATTAAAGCAGCAACTAATATTGGTTCACAGGCTGTTGCAGGCACCATTAACACACAAACTAACCTACAAGGCGTTTCTGGTGGCGCTGTTGCCGGTTTAGCTGGAAAGACATTGCTAAGCACATCAAATCCAAAATCGCCTGCAATCGCACCAGAAGACCAACGCGTTGCTGCTCAGAAGAAACGAAATGGTTATGTAGCACAATTACCGGCACCCTTGGAAGGGTCAGTATCAAAATCAGCACCAGCACCATCTGATCAGGCATCAAAACTATCAAAAATTAGCTAATGAAGAACAAATCTTTTCCAGAACCAGTTGAATTTTATCCAACTAATTTAGATAGATATGTTGGCAAGACGCCAATTATTATGCGTAGTTCTTGGGAAAAGTTTTTAGCCGAAAAACTTGATACCCACCCTAATGTATTAGCCTGGGCCAGTGAAAGTGTAATAATTCCATATTACAACCCAGTAAAAAAGAAACAAATGCGGTATCATACTGATTTTGTTGTAGAATTTATTGATAATAATAAGAATACCGTTATTCATGTGATTGAAGTAAAACCATTTGAGGAAGCTAAACGGGCATTATTGTTACTTGAATCACAGAAGCAAAAGAAAATGCTGGCAGGAATTGCCAGCACATCACGTAATAAGAAAACTCGTGCCTATCAGGATATGACTACAGCAGTCAATGCTGCGAAATGGGCATCTGCTATGGAATATTGCAATGCCCGTGGATGGATATTTCAAGTCATGACAGAAAATCAGCTTTTTGGTAAAACTAAAATCTAAAGTTTTATAATATATGGTCGATATAAATAACTGTGGGCAAAATGAATAGAGGATAGAACAAATGAAATTAAATGTATTAAATGAAGGAAATATTGTTGGTTATAAACTTCCAATGAAACGATCCGATCTTGATGAAAAAACTCCAGAAAATGTAAAGCTTTACAATAAAAAAGTTGCATCTGCACATAAACATATAATAGCAGCACTTAAAGATTTGGAACAAACACCAAAACTTGATTTTATGGAAGATTTACCAGACATTAGTAAAGAACTTATATCCATAGAACGCATGCTTAAAAATATGACACCATATCAATAAAGTTTTTCCCAGTATGATGTCATATGGTCTTTTAAGCCACCTTTAAAATGAAGTACATGTTTGGTTTTAAGTCTATCAAATGTTTTACAATTTTCTGATGGATGTAATACCCTTAATATTTCTTCGCCGACGGGTGAATAGTTATATGATGCACATGGAAACATTTTAAAGACGATATCTTTGGTCTCAATATAATCTGACGTTCTGTTTTTGTAATTTTCACGGCCAACAATATCAATCATTGCTAATTGATCACCATACCATTGTTTAACATTTTCTATTCCATGTTCAATCATATTGTATGCTGTTAAAAAGAAAAGTTTACTTGCCATCTTATTAACGCAAAACACCACACCTGCATTAAACGGCATCTGTTCGGAAAGTTGACCAAGATTATCTCGCCATGTTAAACCAACATCAAAATTATCATCAAATACATCCGATAAATCATGTTGAACAATTATATCTGGATCAATGAAGATAACATTTTCACCATACGGACAATGATGCTTTAAATATTCATATTGATATTTCATACGTGCAGGCATAAGGTATTTTGGTTTAGGCCCACATCGATAAATTTCATCAACGTTTTCGATGATGGCGCTTTCGTTATCTGATAGTTGAACGATATCAGCATCCGGCATGGCCAGACGCACACTTTCCATCATGGCCCAAATAATTTCATAATTTTTTCTGTTGTCAGACAGTGACGTTATTTGATCTTCTTTGTCTACGTTAAAGAATACTACTTTCATTTTTTCCCCCAGCATACAGTTCTGTATGCTTTTCCTTTTTGAATTATTATTTCAACGTTCTTAAAATAGAGTTTAAGAACGTTGACATCTGATTCATACCGCAAGTCGATTATGACTCGACCACGCTTAGTGAGTATTTTCATCACATTTTTAATATATGATTCTACTGGGTAGTGAAATCCCCATGACAGAAATGATGTCACTAAAGTCATTTCGACATTTGTTGGAATATCAATGGTGAAATTCAGATTAGCTTCAACACAATGAATATTTTTCGATGGTACATCATTAGCAAGTAATGTGGCATAAGTCAAGTCTAGTGAATTGTAGAATGGCGTAGTTTCTCCCCAGCCATAACGCATTTGTGTTGGGAATTCTGATTTATCCAACATCCACATATGAGGATTTGTGTTTTGCGCAACGAAGTAGTGATATAATAATACATCTATGCCACCAATGCCACATCCTATATCAAGTACATTCGTAGCTTTTTCTGGTAGATATTCTTTTATGATATTGAAATCATCTTCAATGTCTTTTGAATATGCTTCAGCAATCATACCAGGAACTTTGTGATCAGTTCGTTGTAATTGAATGTACTTAATTGCGTTGTTACTTATGTTTAGTTTCATTAGAAATCCTCTGAACTTTTAATAATGTCATCACGAACTTTGGTTAATACTTCACCCAACCAGTTTTTACCTAACCATGTTTCACGATTTAACGCCCGTGGGTCATCTTCGGCTAAACCAATTCCCCACAATGTATCCTTGGGACTGGCTTCAACTAATGTAGTTCCTTGTGTTGCTATTAGTTGTTCATATAATTCTGGATTCTTAGTGAATTTTGCATAGTTGCCGGTGTATACGATATCACGAGCAACTTCAGCCCATTTAATCATTTTAAAATTTTTGACTTGTCGCCCTAATGCTTTTTGCTCCCGTGGATTCTTAGTGCACATAACTTTCAATGCGATTTCAAAGTCATTAAAGGTCAATGCTTTTTGCTGCATCATATATTGTTCAGCACAGTTATATGGTATCCCATTAATTATGAAGGGTGCCGTATACCATTGGCTAAAAATACCACTCCAGAAAAACGTAAATTGTTCAATCATCTTTTCACCTTTTTTGCAAATGCATTTTTATGACCTTCTGGTAAACATGCCTTGGCTTTCATTAATGATCCCATGGCAGGTTTCTTTGGCTGACCATTTTCATCTACACATGCGATAATAAAATCATCCAATTCATGTGTTACAGCTTGTAACGCTAATCGTAAAATGCGTATATCATCCTTAGTCATATTTGTTTAACAGTTACATTGAATGCGTTTTCAGTAATATATTTTGCAGCGGCATCGGCTTCCCGTTCCACTTCGAAAACTTGGGCTTCTGACATATTTTTTGTCCATTCGCATAGACGCGGAGGTGCCACTACAGTTTTAATATACGCATGTGGATTTGATGTGTGATGAATAATGAATATCATATATCTTTTTTCCAGATGCCCCATGTATTGTTCCATCCTGTCCATACTTTTGATGGATCACTAAATTCCTGTGTGATTGCTTTCTGAACACTTGGCCAACTATAGTCATGACCAAGTATAGCGCCATCAGCTTTTACTTTTGATTTCCAATTCTGGATATCACCACTAACACCTTCAAAACTATGGTCAGCATCAATAAAAACAAAGTCCAAACTATCATCTTCAATGAAGTCTACTGCCCAATCAGTATAGCCACGCCATATTTTACATCGGTCAACAAAATTATTATCTACTGCTTTTGAAAATGCTTTATAAAATCCTTCATTGTCCCAGTTTTCATAAGTTTCCCCACCTTCTTTTTGATCGTTACCTTCTTGAACATTCCACAAGTCGACTGCGTGTAAGAATAAGTCTGGATTGTTCATTAAAAGAAAAGTCGAACATCGTCCTTCTTTAACACCAAGTTCTGCCCCGACTTTCCAACCGTATTGTTTAATTAATGCATCGATCCAGTTCCATCGCCAATTGATTCCACCCGGTATCAATATTGGTGGTTGTTTGGTTATATCAATACCATTAATAGTTAATGTTTCTGTTACTCGTAAGTCACTCATAATTCTACCACAATTGATTGATTAATTTGTTTTGATTTAAGAAAGAATTTTATTGCTTTCATTAGTTTTTCTGATTCAGGAAATGCTAGTAGATAGTCGACACTATTTACCCATCTATCAAATGTCATTCTATATCCTACTTTTATTGTTTGATCGTGGTCATTAACTAAATAGAAGAATGTATCATCTCGCGCATAAAAATATCCGGGACCAGAACCAGTTATTGTTGAAAATGTTCTAAATTCGTTAATTATATCATCAAAATTCATCTTTTAATTTTCGTCCCTCTTCAATTGTGACATTCCATGGAACACCACTCATTTTTTTACCACTTTCTACAATGTGTTTATACTTGCGACTGGCTTTCCCATGTTCTATTACAACATCATCCAAATTTTTATCCCAATCAGCATTGTATATTTCTGGTAATGATAATGTTTTAGGATTGACTTTATGCCACGCAAAATGTAATGCTTTTTGTTCAGGCATAAAACTATCTGGGTCTGCTTCGGCACACATGGTCGCCCATGTTTCTAAAAGCAATCTACCTTTTTCCGATTGTTTAAAAAACATCACACCGGCATTCCAGTGCCATCCTACATTATGTAGTTTACAATCGATTCGCTCATAGCACATGAAATCATATTTGTCTATATTGTCTTCAATCAAGGTTAATTCTTGTTTGACCCGCATATCAACATCAAGCCATAATACATCGTCATCCAGTGAATTATATACATCTAAAATGACTTCTGGCTTTTGTAGACAATTACCCATCCAATTTGTTGTATCTTCTAAGTATTTATATGTGCCATGATATCCGAAATCATATAAACTTTGTGTCCATGGCCCTAATTCATCTTTGTATGGTGGGTGTGGTGTTATTGCTGTAAGAATTATCATTAATTAATACCATAAAACAAATATAATACCACATATATCACGTTTAAGGCAATGTATTCTAGAATCAATAAATATAGTCATGGAGAACATGATGAATATTGATAGCTTAGGAAAATTAATTGGTGTCGATTTGACAAAACATCACGATGAATGCACAGTATTTAATGCTGCTGTAGTTTCTATCGTTTGCCATTATTGGAAGAATTATGGCATGTATCTAACTGATCCATCGATTAAACCAACTATACCAGCGTTTATTTTATCGGAAAATATTAAGATAAATGCTAACCGATTTTATTTTGATGTTGCATATACAACTGTTGATTTTTCTGGTGTTGATCATATTTTATATGCAATTGAAACATCATTGCAAGAAAAACCAGGCATAAAAGATATAACTATTCAGGGCACCCGCATAATTGTAACTGGTAACAATTCAAAGTATTTTTCATTATCATTCTTTGAATTATCAGAGCGATTTGATAGTGAACTTAATGCATCTGTGAAAAGCTGGATGATGCACACCACTGAGTCATAATAATCTTTTAATGCAGTCAATGAATTGTAACAGTCTTTTCTGGATCTGTAAATTCATCTAAGGCATCCATCATATCAGTGTGATAATCAATTGCTTCTTGAACAGATCGAACAATATATTGTTCCAGATCAACAGTACCACATGACACAATACTAAAAATCTTGGCCATATCCATATTATTTGATAATGATTGGTGAATTCCGCCAGAATATGCATCAATTACAACTTCAACACCACCATCGGTGTCAAATGATAATGTTATAATATCATAAAGTTGGGCAACTCCCATTCGTTTTACAACTAAATATGCAAGTTCTTTATTGTTTTCGAGTAGAATATCAATGATCATTCCTGGATACATGTTATCATTGATTTTATATAAAATAACTTCACCATCATAAAAAATGGGCAAATCTTCCCCAATTTCTAAAATTGATGTGCTGTCTAATTTTTCAGCATTTATGCTATCTTCAGCTTCTTCAAGCGAATAATACGTTATATTTTCATATACTAAGGCCAAATGTTGTGGCAATTTTGAATCTTTTTCCATTTTTCCTACCTTTCTGGATAAATACTATTATATTTATATGTGGGTTTGGGGAGAAACATACATGAAAAAGAAGCCAACATTTGACGGATCAACGAATTTAGAAAAGGCATTAAACATCTTACCTCCAGAAGAGAACGATGAAAGTGTATCTGCTGATTTGGTTCAAGTTGACGACTCATTACCAGATATTATATCACATCCAGACGAAGAAATCATGAATAATATTCGTGACTTACATAATAAAGCTGTAGAAGCGTTTGAAGATGGAATGGATCAACTAGAATCTATTGAACCGAAATATGTCCCCAGAACGATGGAAGTATCAAAACAGTATCTTGATGCGGCATTAGATGCAGTCAAGTTAATGCAACGTCAAAAAGAACATAATGACAAGATGGCATTAGAATCCGCCAAATTAAGTGGGAATGCTGGTAAACAGAATGCAAATACCATTAACAATGTTATTGTTGCTGATAGAAATGATATTTTGAAGAAAATATTAAAAGAGGACAATGATTAACCAATAAGGTAAGGGACTACCAATGGCAAAAGCAGCACTAATAAAAGCTCCATATCAAGAGATGGAATACACTGAAGAGATGATTGATGAACTCAGAAAGTGTATGAAGCCTGTCATTAGCGATGACGAAGGCCCGATTTATTTCATCCGTAAGTACGTACACATCCAACACCCAAAAGCTGGGGAAATACCATTTGATGTTCGTGACTATCAAATAAAAATGATAGATAACTATTTAAACAATCAATGGGCAATTACATTGACTTCACGTCAGTCAGGAAAGACAGAAACATCAGCATCGTATTTACTTTGGAAGGCTATTTTCCACCCCGATATGAATATACTGATTGCATCACGCCGACATTCAGATGCTAAAGATATCATGAAACGTATCAAATTCCAATATGAATCATTGCCTGATTGGTTGAAACCCGGTGTGACTGAATATAATGTGCACACAGTGTCATTTGACAATGGTTCAGAATTATATGCAGAGGCGACTACAGCAAACACAGGGCGTGGCCGTTCTATTAGTCTACTTTATCTTGATGAATTCGCATTTGTAAAACCACTGGTAGCCGAAGATTTCTGGGCGTCTATATTACCGACGTTATCTACTGGCGGGGATTGCATCATTACATCTACACCAAATGGGTCAGAAGATCAATTTTCAATGTTATGGCATGGTGCAATTGCTGAACAAAATGGATTTTCACCAGTGGAAGTTACATGGCGCGAAGTTCCAATGGACGCGCACGGAAAAAAAATGCGGGATGATAAGTTCCGAGCTGATATAATTGCGAAGTTTGGCGAACTTAAATGGCGCCGTGAATATAATAATGAATTCATCAGTTCTGAAGAAACACTTATACATGGCATTCGTCTATCAAATCTTAAAAGCACAGACCCTATCCTTGTTAAAAATGGGTTTAAATTTTGGGAACAAATCCAGAAGCAGAAAAAATACATTATTGGGGTTGATGTGGGAACAGGTACCGGGGGCGATTACAGTACAATTCAGGTATTTTCATTTCCACAGTTGAATCAAGTAGCAGAATTTAGAGAAAACACATTATCTACACCAAAATTTACTAAGAAATTGATTTGGATATTGAATGTTATTGAAAAAGCTGGAAGTGAATCATTTTATAGTGTCGAAAATAATGGTGTTGGTGAAGGTGTTATCAGTGCAATTGAAAGTTATGAAGATGCTAATGATACCGAACTACCAGGTGTAATGTTTCATGATAAAGGCAAAGATAAGCGTGGATTTTATACATCCAATAAAGCTAAATTGCGTGCATGCATGGATTTGAAGACATTAATTGACTCAGACCGACCACGTATGACAATACGAAGTAAGGTGCTTATGACAGAATTGAAATTCTTTGTAAGAAAAGGTGCCAGTTTTGAAGCTAAATTGGGTATTACCGACGATTTAATAATGGCACTTATTATAATGATACGCGTAATGCAGGAAGTCTTATTATATGATGATGAAGAAATAGATACTTTATTTGATGACGATGATGACGATGATGCTGATTTAGATGAAAGTGAATTATATGGAATTGTTATGTAAATGTTGTTAAGTCATTGTTTATATGGTAAAATATCGCTTTTGCGAGGTAACAATGACTACAATAAATCCATCAACAATCATCGAAGAGTTAAATGCAGACAATGGCACCAATTATAAGCTAGAAATCCTTAAGAAGCATAAGGATAATGCATTATTCACACGCGTTTTAAAAATGGCTTATGATAAAGTGACCCATACATATGGTATCACTCTTAAGAATATAGATCAACCCCCATTTGATTCTACTAAAATCACTATGCATCTTGAAGAAGCATTGGATATGCTTGACGAGTTGTTTGTCACCCGCACGTTAACTGGGAATGATGCTCATAATGCACTTCTTAATATTCTTAATTCATTACCCGAAAATGAAGCCGACATCATTAGACGAATCATTGACCGGGACTTAAAGATCAATCTTGGTCGAACCCAAATAAACAAAGTCCACAAAAATTTAATTGTTAAGCCAGTTTATATGCGTTGTTCAATTTTAACAGATAAAAATCAGAAGAAAGTAAAGTTTCCTGCATTGATCAATCTTAAGGCAGATGGCACTTATAGGGAAGTTACCGTTGAAAATGGTAATGTAACGTATAACTCACGAAGTGGCGAACAATATGATTATCCTGTATTAACAGAAACATTTGTGAATTACCCTGATGGAAAATACATTGGTGAATTGACAGTACGCCTTGATGAAATACTTCTTGAAAAGATTTTACCAACATTGCGTAAACTTGATACCAAAAATGGCACTTCACTGGAAGACGAAATTGTAAACGATTTCAAAAATGGAAAACTTATTCTACCAAGACACCTTGGTAATGGGTTGATTAATTCAGATGATGTTCCACATAACAACATTATGTGTGAAGTCTGGGATTATGTAAATCTTCCAGAATATACCAATGCAGCTAACCGTGTAAAGAACACTACTAAATATGTTGATAGATGGGAAGCCTTAAAGAATATCGTTCGTGAAGGTGATCAGCATGTGCAGCTAATAGAAGCATATGTTGTTAATGACTTGGAAGAAGCCATGCATCGGACTCAGAATTGGATGGAAGCTGGATTGGAAGGTTCTATATTAAAGAATATGGATGCAGTCTTTAGGGATGGTACCAGCACTGAACAATGGAAAATGAAGCTTATTATTGAAGTAGATGTCCGCATCACTGGATTCATTGAAGGTAAGAAGGGAACTAAGCGCGAAGACACCTTTGGTAGCATGACTTTTGAAACTGACGATGGAAAAATTAAAGGTAGCGTTTCTGGATTCACTGATGATCAGCTTACATATTTCAATTCCCGCCGGCAGGATATGATTGGTCAAATCATGACCGTTGAATGTAATGATATCACTAAAGGCAGAACCCATGATTATCATGCATTGTCGCATCCGCGATTCACTGAAATTCGTTATGATAAAGACACCACAGATACACTAGAACGTGTCTTTGAAATGAAAGAATTGGCGATGAAAATGAAGCAAACTAAAACACAAAAATAAAAGAAAATCTATAAATATAGTAGGAGGGAATTATGTCCAATATAGATGAAATAGTTGAGCTGACAACAGCTCTGAAGGATTTAGAAACTGACCGGCAAGCTATTGCTGAACAGATGGTCGAACTTGAAAAGCAGGCCACTGAACTTGAAAAAGATTATGCTGAAGTTGCAGAAGCACTTAAAGCAAAAACTAACGAATTATAAAGGTAAGGTGATTTTAAATTTTATGTAAGAATTATTAAAAATAGTTGTCTAAGTAATTGAAAATGTTGTATAATATGTCAAAATAAAATGTCTGAATATGAGGGAGAAAAAATATGTCAGAATTAAGTTTATCAGATTTAAAAAATCAATTTAAAAAAGAAGAAGAAGAAAAATCAAAAAATTCAAATTCTAATAACGTCGATTGGTACCGTTTCTGGGAAATGGCCTATGATGAAACTGCAATCGTTCGTTTCTTACCAGATGCCGATCCAAATGCATCACATTTCTTAATCGAAAAACATCTACATAAGCTGGATGTTGAAATAGACGGTCAAACTAAAAAACGCTTTGTACCATGTCTTGGTATGTACAATAAGCCATGTCCAATTTGTGCACAGGCACAGAAATTCTATAAAGAAGACGATGATAAGAATGGTGGTAAATTCTACAAAAAAAGAAGTTATATTGGTCAAATTTTGATCCAAAAATCACCATTCGATTATGAAGGTTCGGACCATAAACTTATTAATATGGAACCAGAAATCTATGAAATCATTAAGAAAGCTATTGTGCTTGATGATTTGGATTGCATTCCCACTGATTACGAAAATGGTTATGACTTCCGTTTAAATAAAACATCAAATGGCAAATACGCATCATATTCTACATCAAGCTTCGCACGCAAGCCAAGTGCCGTTGACATGGATAAACTTAAAGACACTGAATTATATGTGCTTAAAGACAAACTTCCACGTGAACCAAAACTTGAATATGTTGAAGCTGTATTACATGCTGCATTAACTGGTGAACCATTTGAATGGAATAATGATGATAGTGGATCATCTTCAACAAGTAGTACTGATGGCATCGTAGCATCATTACCATCTGACGACGCCACTGATGATACAGTAAATGACAATGGTTCTGATGCAATAGAATCAAAATCGACAACTAAATCATCAACTAGCAAATCTGATAGTGGTGTAATGGATATTCTTGCTCGTAGACGTGCAGAAGCGGCTGGTAAGTAATATCACTGGTGGGTGTTTCACACCCACCAACAATTTTTGAGGGGGAAATAATGTCAAAAAGTATAGGAAGTCTTCTAAAGAAGAAGATGGAAAAGTCTGGTATATCGGTTGGTTTTAAAGAAGTAAAAACGTGGATTGATACTGGATCATATGTATTAAATAATATCGTATCTGGTTCATTTTTCAAAGGTATTCCACTTGGCAAATCAATTCTAATAGCAGGAGAGCCAGGTGCAGGTAAGTCTTTAATTGCAGCATCTATCGCAAAACATGCGCAAGATCAAGGTGTGTTTCCTGTGTTTTTGGACACTGAACATGCTCTTGATGAACCATTTTTACAAGGTATAGGCGTTAATACGGATGATGATGCTATGCAAAAGTATGATATCACAACTATTGATGAAGCCAAAAAAGCAATTACCGAAACAATACATTTCTTTGAGGATGAATTTCCTGAAGATGACCGACCAGAAGTGTTATTTATTTTGGATTCATTAGGCATGATGTTGACTGAAAAAGAATCCAAAGAAAGTAATAAAGGCGAATTGAAAGGTGATCAGGGTCAACGAGCTAAGCAACTTAAACATTTTTATCGTGGTATTACATCACAAATCGGTGCATTTGGCGCT